CGTGGACACTTGCATGTCCACTGTACTTCCGGCTGCGCCGGAAGTCGTTGTACCCCTGGTTGCACCGGGGGTGAGGGCCGTTACACGGTCCGACCGCATAGCGAGGCTCCTTGGAGCCTTGGCTTACGCGACTCGGAGCGGGTTGCTTCGCGCACACATTGTGTGTTTGCGCAAGCTAACCAAACTCGCTTCTGCTGTCAGGCGCATCCTGTGTCTGTACTTGCGCAGCGTCATTTGTGCGCACGCGCGCCGCCACGTTCTCACGCGTTGGATGAATTCGTTTGTCTCCCGCGAGAACAGGAAGGCGCTCAACGCGATACGCGACGCCACCTGGCAGCACTCCCTGAACAAACCTTCAGAGAATCATTCGCACCCTTTTGCCCAGCTCACTCGGCTCGAAGGGATCGACACCATCATGGCCATTGCGCGTTCGGCGGGTCTCCAGCCATACTCTTGGAGCACGTCGACACGCGAGTCAAGCCGTGGTGCCATAGGTGAACGCGCCTACTATACCGTCGCCGATCTCCAGCAGGAGCCACGGCTTGACGATCGTCCGACCGATGCGTTGGATGTATACGTAGACGTCGACTTCCACCTTACGAATGACGAACTGTTCAGGGAATACGGCCCGAAAGGCTTGTACACTGTCTTGCCTAAGACAGTTGCTGGCAAGGGTAAAGATTCGTACTGGTATATCAGTCCGGACGGGAATTACAACGAACACGTGTGTGGTGGGGCTATTTATCGTCATCTTGTATGGGATTTCGGTACAGACCTCGTCGCTTACAAGCACTGGTTCTCTTTTGACATGTACCATGTCCATGTGATCCCTGGCCCGGCAAACCGTGCAATCGTGACCCTGGTCCCTGCCTATCGGTGCCGTCTCCCACCACGCCTGCTGTCGCTCTTTGGTTTCAAAATCCCTGAACTGAAGCGCGTCGGCGTCACGTCCAACGAGACAATTGTGCAGCTCAGATCGGTTGATCCTGCAACGCTCGATGTCATGGTAAGCACCCGTCTGCACACTGCTGACGGATCCGAAGTCACTGTCAAACAGTCGACCTGGGACGCTATTCTCTACCATCTCGGCGTTACGCAGACACCTGGTGTCGGCGGAGTTGCGTGCGTAGCTGAAAACTGCGGAGAACGTCTGACTGATGGTCAGAAGTACATCCTGGCTCAAGCCGCGCGTGCGCCCACTGAAATCTGTGATCCCGTGAACTTCACTCGTGGTCCCATCACTGATCCTGGGATCCCGTTTGCGAGTCTAGTTGCCCCGCCTCTCGTCACCCCCGCCGCTGCGGCGACTGCACATGCAGAGAACGCTGCGGGCGCTGTGAAAGAGCGCGTCACGGACGTGAAGAACGTGGCCAAAGTGCCCGACAAGTATGTGGATTATGCGAAGGAATTCAATTCGTTGATGTTTCCAGCAACCGAGCAGAAGCTCACTCCACTCACTCGTCAGGAGACAGTTACCCGTCTCGCCAACACACCGACCAAGACACGTCGGTACCTGGCCAACGAACTACGTCTCCCACCCGAGAAGCTTGAAGCTGTCATGGCTTTCTTGAAGAAGGAAGTCACTGAAGGCGCGCTGAAGAAGAAAGCTCCCTCCCGGCTTATATTTCCGGTCGAGGTCGAGACACTCATCCTCGTCGCGCGTTTCACCTTCCCGCTCAAGGATTGGCACAAGGCAAACGCCATAAAGAGGATTGAAGGCGACCCATGCGTCAAGACCCCGTACATCGTCGGCTTAACTCCGGAGTACACCGCCAAGGCAGTGACAAACTTCGTGAAATCGGTCGACGGTCCCACTTGCGATACGGATTTCAGCAAGATGGACGGGACACACGGACCCTTCAACGTCGCACAGTATGGCCACCACGTTCGATCGGCTTACGCGAAGGAACACCACGCCGCAATCGATGCAGCTTTGTCTCGGAACACCAACCGCGAGATTAAGCTGCCACTCTTCACCGAACTCGGGAAGCGCATGAAATTCGCGTCCGGTTCCATGAATCTGAGCGGCAAATCGGACACCACGGATTGCAACTGCTGGTCTGGCGCGTTTACGCAATACGCCGCGGCACGCAATGCTGGTCTGATCCCCACGGCAGCATTTGAGTCCATCGGAGTCATCTTTGGCGATGACGGACTCGCCAACGCACAGTTTGACCTGAAAACCGCGGCCAGTGACTTGGGTATGATCATCAAAGTCGCTGAACCGACGGCCAAGGGCGAACCAGTCGTGATGCTATCCCGTGTGTACGTGAATCCTGAACACAGCCTTACCTCGATCTGTGAGCCCACCCGCGCTCTCGCCCGCATTCCCGTAGTCGTGAACAAGGACGTGATCGCCGGATTGGCCAACAAGGTCGAAGGCTATCTGGTAACCGATGCCAACACCCCAGTGGTGGGGGAATACTGCAGGGCGCTCAAGCGCATTTATGGGCTTACTAAGTGCCTGCAGAAGGCAACCGCCGACGAGATGTACAAGCTCGAGACATCTAGTCCCTACCCATATGATCCGAGCGATCGTGACATATGTGTGAAGGTGGTAGCCGACCGCATTTGTGCTGCAAATGCAAGTTGGGACGGCGTGTTGGACACTGAGTGTCTAATCACCGCGCTCAATGCAGCCAAAAGCAAGAAAGACCTTGCCTCTTGCCGTATCACGGAGGCAATGGCCGCCGACCC